GGAGAGTTGACAGGCGGTATTGAGATCAACGACCCCGATTCTTTGTTCTGCCGTGTTCCCTTGATCCCTAAAGATATAGGAACACAGCAGATCTAGAAGGAGGTCATCAATAGCACTACCACCCAGTACCATGTCTTCCTCTGAATCGAAAGCAATAAGGTTTGTTGCCAAACCATCTTTGCTTCGGAGGAGACGAAGAACCAAAATATCCCCAGGGGTGAGGGAATTCCACATCTCGGCCAAACTAGGGCCAGGTAAGGAAATTCCTCCGAGAACTGGGGGGAGATGCCAGCGGCCTGGGCAGCAATCTACAGTATACGTAGAAAGCGGATCCAAGCGCTGAATCTCCTCGGCACAAGCGAGGCGGGTCCATTCCGTAACAGCGGATCCGTGGGGATGGCAAGTCTCCACATAATCCAAAGTAGCGGAAATGGCACCAACCCGACCAATGAAATTGGAAGGGTTGAGACCACAGAATAGTCGACTTTTCATCATGTCGACTTTTTCTAGGTACCCGATCGTAAAGTCATACCACGGGGTACCGGAAGTATTGCTCCGGTACCGTATAGGATGGTAAGACCCCCATTCAATGTTTGCCGTCTGTTCTGCAAGCTGGCAGAAGGTCGAGCTAACAAGGTGTCTGCCGATAGATGTCTTTGCGCCTAGCATTTCATACGCTAAACGTAGGCACCTATCAAACAGAGCCAAATGGTCAAAGCAAAGGACGAGTTGATCATCACCCACTTGGAACACCAATGCGTTGGGCCAAGCGTCGGTGCGTCCGAACATAAGGATATCAGGCTTCACACTCTTAAGAAAAGCATTGAGGTCTCCGATGGAGCCCATGTTTACTTTCCAGTGAAGCAAGATAATCCATGCTAAATGAATAGCGAAGAGTCCTTGTAGGTTGAGAGCGATGTAGTTCATGCTCTCACCCATAAGGATACCGAGACTATGGTTCTCGGAACTCAGGCACATATCATGCTGGCGGAAAGCACGACGTGTCCTAAAAAAGCAACGCTTGAAGGAGGCAAGCCCCAGCTGATATGCCAAGGAGCCTTCCCAAAAGCCCACTCCCCTGAGACCCCCTCTTAGGAGCCTGTGGGAAAGGTTGTGCGACATCACGTTAGTGGCACCCCTTAAATCCGTATTGATGCTACCCTGAGGAGTCTCTCCCCAAGAGTTTGTCACTACTGGAATGTAGGGTGTCTGGTGACTTGTTGCCTGACCTGTGGTTGTTATTACATGCCACATTTTGTCAGACCCAGTGACCGCGGGAGAGGTCCGGCTATCGCTAGCTAGGCCCCGTTGAAGCAGTCGCCGTATGGGTTGTTGTGCAATGTAGAGCCATGTAGGTCCCATCGTGATGGATCTACCTTTGGCCCCCCATTCGCACACTAAGTGAAGCCTGACAGGAATGTTTTCAATCTTTGAATCCACTCCCATTAAGGAACACTTCGTTAGGAAAAGGGAAAAGCCTTCTTCGGCCTGCCTCTTTTCAATTTCAAGTTGACCGGATCGGTAACCTTCGACCAGGGCCCAAAAGAGAGAAAAATGTTTCCTCCTTTCGTCCCAGCCGAAAAGATGCCCGGC